GGTTAAGGTAGAAGAATGTTTGGGTGGGTGGCCGTTGGAGGCTGAGGGGGTGGTGGGGATTCGGTGCAGGAACAAGTGGTATGTGGAGGTGCAGGTGGGGGAGAAGAAGTGGGCGAAAGCGGAGATTGGGGGGCGGGTGCTGACGTATGCGGAGAAGAGGATGGTGCGGCGAGTGTGGGTCAGTGCGGATGGGCGGGATGCGGAGTATGAATTCGTAAGCCCTGCCTTAGAGATTAGGCCCGTGGAGCCTGAGCCCGTGATTGAACCTGTGGCTGTGCCTGAGCCAGTGGTGGTAGCTGAGGAGCCTGCGGCTGGGCCCGACTACAACCCGTCTGCGACTGACTTTATGGAGCAGGCCAGGAACGCCGCGTATGCCGCTTACAGCCGATGAGCCTAAAGAAGAACCCGCACAGTCCCAAGAAGAGCTACCAGCCCCAGAAGCTGATCAATGCAGTGGCTCAGGCCACCATTGAGACCAAGGGCATTGGCCTGGCTAAGCACGGCCTGCTGAAGGACGTTAGCCGGGACGACCGGCTGATGCTCCAGCGGGTGGTGGGGATGAGCGTCGAGGAGTTCAACCAGCGGCTGATGGGCAAGCTCGACTGCTTGGCCGACAAGATCCTCGACCGAATGCTGGATACCGTGGACGAGACCCCACTCAACAACCTGGGGTTCAACCTGTCCGTGGCGATGGACAAACGTCAGCGGATGGCTGGGGCGGCTGCGGTGGGCAACGCCAACGTTAACATCCAGGTCAACAACTATGGCTCAATGAGCAAGGAGGAGATCCTTGCCAAGCTGACTGGTAAAATGGCTACGGCGGATGTCTCTCAGCCAGCCCCCGCGACTGTGGAGGCTGAAGTAGTGACGCCCGCCGTAACTAAGCCTAGCCGCCAGCAGATGATGGCAGAGGCTTTGAAGGATGAGGATCCTGTCTAAGCTTTTGACTTGTTTAGGTAGTAGTGGACTAGGTGTCGTTTGATGCCCAGCAGGTCGGCAATCCGCTGCTGGGTCATTCCGTTTTTGTAGAGCTGCTGCACGCGAGACTTTAATTGACCAGCCTCAGCTCGTGAACGACGGCCATAGGTCTTAGCTATTTCGTCGCGAGCTTTCCGTTCCGTCTCACGAATCTCGTAGCGGGTTGGTTCCGTTATGATCGGACTCATACTTTCATCAGCCAGACCTGATGCTGGGTGGACGGCAGGATGACCGCCTCCCGGCGAAAGATGGTGTAAAACGCATCAATCGCCAGCCGTGGGTTGTCCAGCGGGTTGGCCTCCTGCCGAGGCTTCTCCGTCCAGGTGTAGTCATCGAAGGCGATGTACCCACCGGGCCGCAGGATCTGCCAGGCCAGCACCGCATCCGTCAGCACATCCTTGGCGATGTGGCTACCATCAACGTAGATGAAGTCGTAGTGCCCGCGATCTTTATGCGCCACACAGGATGCAAGGTGGTAAATCGACTTGTTAACCCAAGTTTGCGCGGGACCGCCGTCTTCCAATTTGGTGTTGCGGACAAAGCGGTCGTGAACCTGCACCATCGGCACGGTCAAGTGCTCGGCGCTGCCCAACCACGTATCGACGCAATGAATCTGATCGAACGCCATATGGTCGAGCAGCCAACAGGTGGCTTGGCCCTCGTAGCAGCCAATTTCCATCGCTTTCTTGAACTCGGCCTTCTTTGGCAGCAGGTTGTTGGCGAAGTTGGTTTCCGCCGTCTGCTGAAACCAGTTGTTGGTGAACTCTCTCATTTGGAAGCCTCCTTCTGCGCCAGCATTTCAGCCTTGATGGCTTTGATCTCGTCCTTGCGCCACGGCTCAGACAGCATTTCTAGGAGCTGCGGGGTCTCGATTGGCAGGGCTACCTTGCCCGAGTGGGACATAATGAGCTTGGTATCAACGTGAATGTCGATGCCCGCCTTCCGCACCAAATCGCAGAACCAATAGTCCTCCGAGACAAACACGTTGGGCTCATCGTACTTGAGGTCGATAAGCCGCTTGATGCGCTCGATCATAATGTCGTTGTTCTTGGCAGGCTCACCTAGAGTCTCACGGATAGTTTCCAGCCGGCGTTCCGGCGTGTTCGGCCCCTGGAGCCCCATCGGGAAGAACTCGTGCAATGGATGCGGCGGGTGATTGGGATCCACCAACACCCCCTTGCGCCACGCATTCATCTGGGCGACGCGTTTGAAGACATCCATCTTCATCTTGGAGAAGCCAAGGGCCGACCTAGACACTTTTTGCAGCCCCTCCTCGTTGGCTTCCTCGCCAGGAATGAGGTGCATATGCCAATGGGTCTTGAGTGAACGGGTGGAGTAGATCGCGCAGACAATGTCCACATCGTGTTTTAGCAGCCGCAGGATGGCTCCAGCCGTCACATCCTCGCCGTGCTGCTCAGCGAGCACATCCTTGTCCCACCAAATCATCTCATCGAACTTGTGCTCAAAGGCGTAAGCGACCAATTCGTTGCGCGCCTGCTGTACCGCAGGCCCTTCCAGCATACACCAGTCGAATTTAACGTCAGGAACCTTAGCCGCAGCGAGCTGCAGGCTGGTGCGGAAGTAGCTGCGGGGGATGTCGCCCTTGAGCGGCGTGGCAATAAGGATGCGTTTCATAGAGGAAACTGCACGGTGGTCCACGGACGCAGTGCCGGAAACGTTAAAGTCAGGCATTTCTATGGATATTAGCGTATCTTATAAGGTTTATGGCCGGTTTTAGCCACTTGCTTCAGCCCAGGCCGGTTCTAGCAGATGGAAATGGTAACCAAACGCTGCGTGGATGAGTGGCTCATTGAGCCGGACGTGGAGGGAGCGCGGGAATACGCCCGTTTGTCCATCATCGCTGAGCCCGCCGGCCTAAACGTGGACGGCCAAGGCATTATCCCGTGGGAACAGCTCCTTTCCGCCCGTCAGTCTTACGCCGTAAACCTTAAAAAGCGCAATGCCACTCGGTGACGTACACTTTGCGGATGATTTCACGCCCACGTTCGGTATCCCGTGGGTGCCGATCCCGGAGCGGGAGGAATTGGCAGCTTGGCCGCAGGAAAAGCTGATCGAGTACCTCGCTTTTCGGGAGGAGCGCAACAAACAGGCGCTTGAAAACCCGGTTGGAGCCGGCTGGACGCTGCCAATGTGGCAGGAGGTGATGGCAAACTGGGGTAAGTACCAGAACCACATCATCTTAGGTGGCAACCGCTCGTCGAAATCGATTTTTGCCAGCCGGTTATGCGTGTGGGCTTGCGGCAGCATCCCCTCTGCCGAGGTCCGGGCCTATCACGTCAACGAAGACCGGAGCATCGAGGACCAGCAGCGGATGATCTATGATGCCCTGCCCATTGGCATCCGGCGCCTGCCCACCAAGAAAGGACTCAATCACTCCGTCCAGTACAGTCAGAAGAACGGGTTTACCGACAACATCTGCATTCTGCCCCCGCTGTCCGGTGCCGTGCGCGGTGGGTCGATCAAGTTCAGTAATTACCGGGCTTACGCCAACGACGCGCAGATTGCGGAAGGCTACAAGGCCCACTTGATCTGGTGCGATGAGGAGTGCCCGCAGAAGATGTGGGAGACGCTGCAATACCGAACGAGCGATTTCCACGGACGCATCCTGCTGACGTTTACCACCCTAACGGGCTGGACGCCGCTGGTGCAGGACATCCTAGGCAAGACGAAGACCCTCAAGAAGCGGTTTGCCCCGCTGGTAGGCAAGGAACTGCCGATTATGCAGGAGTCGCTGTCCCGGCCTAACACGGCGATCTACTATTTCTGGACGGAGGACAACGCCTTCCTCGATACGTCCGACTTCACTAAAAAGCTGCTAGGTCGTCCCCGAGACGAAGTGCTAGCCCGCGCCTACGGTATCCCGACTAAGTCTATCACTTCCGTATTCCCTGGATTCAATAAGGAGGTTAACGTAATCCCATATGAAACGCTGCCTTTTGTACGTGACCCAAATTATGCGGTCACTCGGTATATGGCTTTGGACCCTGCTGGATCGAAGAACTGGTTTATGCTCTGGGTCGCCATCGACGCCGCTGGCACCTGGTGGGTCTACCGCGAGTGGCCCGACTATGACGACTGGGCACTCCCCGGCAGCGGACCCGAAGGCAAAGCCGGTCCAGCCCAGAAAGGCTCAAAGAAAGGCATCCGTGACTACGTCGAGCTTATCGAGCAATGTGAGAACGGTGAAACGATTCAAGAAAGGCTCATTGACCCGCGCCTCGGTGCGGCGGAAAGGCAGTCCGCCGAAGGGGCAACCACCATCATCTCCGAGCTGGACGACGTGGGAATGACGTTCATCCCCGCCCCCGGCGTGGAGATTGAGAACGGCCTGCAACTGATCAACGGCCTCCTGTCCTACGATGAGAGTAAGCCCATTACCGCCCTTAACGGCCCCCGGCTCTACATCTCGGATCGCTGTCAGAATCTCATTTACTCAATGAGTGAGTACACGGCCAAGGGTGGCAAGGAAGAGGCGACCAAAGATCCAGTGGACTGCCTGCGTTATCTGCTCGTCGCCAACTGCGAGTTTATGGACCCGCAGGCAATGCAGCAAACCGACAACCGGACGTGGAGCTATTAACTTGCCTTGGAATGGGCTTACGCATAGCGCCCTAAGCAATGAGTTCCATCGACTCCCTCCAGACTTCTGTCCCTAACGATCCTGGACTCCAGCTAGCTCCTTCTGGCGACGACGCTCCTGATTTTAACCTCCTCCGCAAGGCTTATGAGGACTGCGTTCGCGACAACCAGCCGTACATCGACCAGTGTAGGCTGAACTATCAGACCCGCTACGCCATTTGGAACGGCCAGTCGGCGGATGGCAAGAAGCACTCCCGCGAGGGCAGCAAGACCAGCCCTACTCCTTGGGATGGCGCGTCCGACCTCCGCGTTTTCCTCGTTGATAACATCATCAACAAGAAGGTCGCGATGGAGTGTATGGCCTTCCAGCGGGC